CACCGAACTGACCCGTGAGAAGCGTTCGACTCTGCATCACGTCGCTGCGGTCTTGGACGTAGAGCGTGTCCGAGCCTGCGACGGTCAGCGGTCGGTCGATAGTCACACCCCTGCGGGCAAGGCCAGCATCGAAGAGCGGGTACTTGCCTTCACACAGGGCTGCGTTCGACACGAGGGCAGAGCCGATCTCGGTGATGTCGGAGCCGGAGGACCCAGGGGCCGGGTAGAAGGCGATGCGGATCTGGCTGCTCGGAGTCACGGGGACGTACCGCACCCAGATCGTCAGGAAGTATGTGCTTCCGTCGATGTCGGTGATCGTGGCGCCGCCATCCATCCCCTTGTTCTCGGACTCAATCTCTCCGCTGACCAAGTTGAACAGAGCCCAGTACGGAGACGAGGCGTTCGACGTGTCGGCCATCTCCATGCGGAAGTACCCGTTGCCGGAGTCGTTCTTAGCAACGACCGACAGGCAATAGACCCCCGGAGCGATGCCAGCGCCGGTGCCCTGGAGGACATAGCCCAGCTTGGTGATGTCACTGTCCTCCAGCTTGTAGCTGGTGGAGCCGAAGACGTCCGTGCCGCTAGAGACCACAGTGTCCAGGTTGCCCGACGTGGGCCACGAGCCTGTGGTGAAGTCGCTGCCGTCGGCAAGGGTCGTCTGCGTTCCTGGCTCGGCGTTGAGCGCGTAGCCGCCACTCCCCCTCGGCAGCAGGTCGCTCGACAGGCGGACTGTGTCACCCACTTGGAGGGACAGAGCACTCGGCCCGATGCTGAACTCACCCGTCCGAATCAGGAGCCGGTTGGCGTTCGCCTCGAAGTTGCCGTGCCTGGAAGCCTGGCCGTAGTCAGTGACGCCGAACAGCTCGCGCTGGTCGCGGCGGATCTCGTTGAGGTCGGTCGGGTTCACGACGCTGTCGTCGATGACCGTCGCTGTGTCCTGCTCGAACAGCTTGGCTCGGTTCAGGAAGAGCAGGTCGAAACTGTTGAAGCGTTCCTTCCTGTCGGTGTAGGTGATCTTGAAGCTGCCCTCTTCGATCGCAGAGTTGGTGATCAGCGCAACGGGTTCTTGCGGGTGGCTGTACCGGAAGCGGATCAGGTTGCCCTCCTTCACCGGCGCAGCGCGGCACACCGAAAGCAGCTCGCCAAGGGCGTCCCAGGCTCCGCGAGTCGTGTCGTAGATGCCGTTGAACTCGAAGCGTGCACCGGCGCCCTCGACGACCCAGCCTGCGGGCAGCTTGTCGTCCGCGTCTCCGGTGCCGTCACCCATAGAGCCGGTGAGAGTCAGGTCGTCGTCGTTCTGTCCCGTCCACCAGCTACCGACGGTAATCTCGCCGGGCTCCACAGCGAAGCACTTGATGACGTGGTATCCAGGCGCGTAGGCCACCGTTGCCCCGCCTCCTGGCGGGTGGTCAGTCCCCAGCGTGTCCAATCCGATGCTGTAGATCTCGTAGCCACCCACGCCGTTGGGGGAGGAATCCTCCGGCGTGTTCCCGTTGTAGTTGATGCCGGGGTCGGTGTCGTCAGGGAGGTTGCGCAGCCTGATGTAGTGACCGGGCACCCACTCCTTCGGCAGCGATCCGTTGATCGTCTCGCCGGTCGTCTGGTCGCGGTAGACGACGTGGATAGTGATCAGTCCGCGATCCTGTCCGCTGACGGGGTCGATGAAGTCAGGCGTGTACCAGATGTTTTCGCAGATCGCGTTGTCAGCCGTGCCCGTCGAGACGATCGGCCTCGTCCCGTCATAGACCAACTCGTCGCAGTAGTCAGCGAGCGCCTTCGTCTCCGCAATGTCCACACGGTAGTCGCCTGGGAGCTTGTAGAGGTTCGCGCCCTGCACGATCGAGGCCGCGTGCCACGCCGGATTGCGCGTGTACTCCAGGGAGTAGCTCGGGTTGTCCGTGTTCACGCCGTCCCAGATCGGCACCTTCAGGCACTCGTTGATCGCGCTCGACTGCGGGATGCGACCGCCGAGCTGCTCGGTCGCCTCGATGCGGAAGGCCATCAGCGCGTGGTTCGGATAGCTCAGCCCAGCGTAGGTGACGCCCTGAACCTCCACCCACTCCATGTCGTCCCGAGTCCTTGTGCTGGTCGAGTCGACGTTCGTCCGCACGATCTGGATGCGGGCCTTCATCCTCTTGATCTCGCCAGGCTCGACTGTGTCGACGATGCCGCTCCCGGCCTCCAGAGTCCCGCCATCTCCGGTGATGTCCAGCGACCCCCACCACGGGTCCGGGTCTCCGACCACGGGAGCCGCTGTGTTTGTGTCCGGGTCCGCCTCAATCATCCACTCGCTGTTGATCTGAGGGATGGAGGGGCCGCCGATCGAAGCGCCAACGCCTTCGTTGTACAGCGCCGTGACCTGTGACTGTTGCAGGTTGGTATTGAAGATGCGCACCGCGTCGACCTTGACCGGGTCGTTTGTGCCGGTGCACATGAAGTCAGCCTGCGCGTGGTTCCTGCCGATGCATAGCGGCGTGTCGGACCACGTCGGCGGGATGAGGGACTGGTTGTTGGGAAGCTCGACGTTCGCCGCCAGGACTCCGTTGATGTAGATTCGGTTGCGCCGGATGGCCCCGTCGCTCGAAACAAACCACTCACAGTAGATGTGATTCCAGAGCCCCTGCGCGAATGACGGGCCGAACCCTACTGGCGTAGACACCTGCCCGTTCTGCGACCAGATCTTCCAGATGACCGAGACGTAGTTGATCCCCGCGCTAGGGTTCGGAACGGACCTGAGATAGACCGTCCACCCGCTCGTAGCGGTCTGCGAACCTGTGGCGGCCTCGCTCCCGATGAGGTAGATGCGCTGGTTGCTGGAGCCAATGATCCCGGCGGAATCCAGCTTGAACCAAGCCGAGACACCCAGCCCGCGATTCGCCGAACCTGGGGGGTACTGATCACCCAGCGACAGAGGGTTCCCTGCGTCCACGTCGGCCTCCATGCGGTCGGCCTGATCGGAGATGAACCCCGCAGCACTTCCGCTGGCTCCGATTGCAGACGTCTGCGGATCCCGCAGCGGCACGCGGACCTCGAAGTCGAACTGGCCCTGCTGTGAGAAGACCGGGAAGCCGATGCCCATGTTGGGCGGCTCCCTGTACCAGCCGTCGTTGTTGTCGCCGCCTGTGGTGATCGGCGCGTTGCTCCCGTCAAGCTCCTGGTAGCGAATGGCGTACTTGAACGGAGCCCCCGTCAGCTCGCCGCTGGCGTTCGATGAGTAGTAGCCTCCCGAGGGACGAAGGCGCAGCACCAGCTCGTCGTAGGCCGCCGTCACGTCGTAGGTTCGCGCGTACTCGTCCCAGTGTGGGTCCGTGGTCGGGTCGGCCCAGTCGTAGGTGGACTGATCCCACAGCTCGGCGTCCGCGTCGACACCGGCTCCTGTGACCTCTTCCGATGTAAGGGCGAATGGCCCGACCGCCTCGGGGACCACAAGCTGCTCGAAGCCCGCGATCGGCTCTTGCTCGTTGTTGCCGAGCCTCACCTGAACGTAGACGTCGTCGTAGTTCTCGATGGGGTTCTCGTTGATGAAGATCTTGCCTGCGAAGTCCGAGCCGGGAAGCTCAGAGTTCGGCGGCGTGTCTTCAGTCTGGCCCGCGACCGACTGGAACGGTCCCCAGCCAAACGACACGAGCTGGTACAGCGTCGAGGTCACGGGGCTGTAGGTCGACCGAATGTACTCGCCGATGATCGTGCCGCCGGTCCGCATCTCTCCGAACGCGACCTCGACCGGGCCGTGCTCGTTGCGGTTCTGGCTGATGCCCTGGAAGTTGTAGGTCGGGCTCGACTCGTCGTCTCTCGCCCGCGTCGGCTTCGGCGGCGGGAAGAGCAGGCTGATCACGAAGCCGACCGCCGCCGCGACGGCCATCTGGATCAGCGTGATAGTCACAAGCTGTCCGACCGTGAGTCCCTCGACGATGCCCTGCGGCACAGCGGTCACGACGACGTTGCAGTCAGACTCCAGCGGGTCTCCCCAGAAGGCTCTGTCGATCCGCGAGCCGTCGACCCACACCGAGGTGTACTCGCTGGTCCTGAGCGGACCGTCGAGGGCGTCCACGATCTCGCTGACGCAGCTAGCCTCCATCGAGACCGGCTGGCACCCCTTCAGCTTGAAGGGGTTCTTCGATGCGAGGACTCTAGCTCTCATGGCGGTAGGTTCCGATCTTGGCGCGGATCTTGTCGATGCGCGTGACGTAGATGCCGTGGTCCTTCGAGGAGGAGATCGCACGGCCCCGCGTGGAGTCGCAGACCGCCGAGACGTGGAGGCCGTCGCCCTCCTCGGAGAGAACGATGTCGCCGATCCGGATGGGCTCACCCTCCCCGAGCTGCCTCCAGGCGTCCTGTGGCGCCCCCAGAGCGCAGCACTTCGCCAGGGAGCTGGCAGCCACCTTCATCCCCGCGCGCTTCAGGAGGGTCGCGCAGGCAGCCAAGCAGTCCGCCTCGGGGACGGACCACTCTCGACCGATCAGGTCACCACAGTTGACGGAGGTCTTAGCCACGCGGGATTCCGGGCTCGCCGCCAAAGCGCCTGGGGTGCTTGCGCGTCAGCGAGTTCGCGACCTCATCATCCCCAACGAGGGTGCAGGCAGCAAGACTGAAGGGACGCGCCACCTCGATCCCCGCCGTGGTCACGCCGCACTTCGAGTACCCCGCCAGGGGATTCGCGACGTTGTAGCCACACTGCGCACTGCCGAACGCCCACTTGCAGGAGAAGCGCGAGTAGATCAGTTGCGGGAAGCGTGCCTGGAAAAGCTCCGCACCGGCCACGGTGAGCCGCATCCCCTCGTGGGTCACCAGGGTGTCGGCGACGCTCGCCGTCTCGTCGATGATCGCCTCGCCAGAGTCAAGGTCCAGCGTAGAGAGAACGACGATGCGCACCGGGTTGCCGGAAAAGCCTTCGTTGCCGTCCATCACAAGAGGGCTGATCGGGCCGCTGTTCGCGATGGAGATCTCCAGCGTGGGGAGGTCGCCCTCGCTGGTCTCCTCCAGGTTGCCGATAGCCATCGGGACTGGGTAGTAGGCGAATGCCTCCCCTTCCGAGTTCGTGCCCCAGTACAGGCGCTTGTCGAAGCTCGTCAGGCGGTAACGCTTGGGCGATGTCGAGTTGTCCTGAATCTCGACGAGGAAGATGAACGGGGCGTTGGCGACAAGCTGGTTCTTGTGCCTCGTCGAAATGTTGGTGAGGCTTCTCATTAGGGTGTCACGTTGGGCTGGCCGAAGAAGTCCTTGTGCGGATCGAGAAGCTCATCCCGTGCCGCTTCGTCTGCGGCGCTGCCCCCACTGACCACGTTGATCGTCTCCTTCGGATCAGTGGCGAGGTTGTACAGCTCGTAGGTCTGAGCCGTCTCGCCCGTCTCGAAGACGCGCCGCAGCTTGTACCCCTCGGCTGCTGTGCTGGCCGCCGTGCCGATGAGCGAGAAGTCGTAGAGTGTCACCTCCTGCGTGGTCGTGTGGACGTACCCAGGCTCGAAGATGCAGTGGTGCGTGAACTGCTTCCCTTGGTCAGACAAGTCGAACATCGAGCCGAAGAAGCTGACCCCGTCGATGAAGCCGTATTCCTCCACAGTGATGAAGTCTCTCCAGTTCGGCGAGATGATGTCGAGGATCGTCGGGTAGAAGTCGCAGGCGTCAACGTACCTTCCGCAGTCCATCCCCCTGACGCCAGCGGGGATCGGCTCTCCCCACACGATCAACGGAGTGAGGATGCCCTCGTCCTTCGTGCTCCCCTTGCCGTCTTCGGGGACGTGGTAAAGCTCCGAGACGGTCGACGAGACCTCGCCCGTCGTCGTCGGCGGGATGCAGTTGAAGTAGGGGTCCCCAGAGATGCCGGTGCCGAAGCTCTCGAACTCCTTTGTCTCAAGGGGGGCGTTCGCCCGGTTCAGAGCGCCGTTGTCCGAGTAGTGCATCCAGATCGTCTGCTCGTAGGCTTCTGGATGATTCACACGAACGTACTCGTCCAGCTTGTCGGCGAGCGTGTCGCAAGCCTCAAGCGCGGCTCGCGTGCGACGCCACTCGGTGTGGACCTGGCCCTCGGGTCCGTAGACCGCCAGAGGGTTGGTCCCGGACAAGTCCTCCGTGCCGTCCGCGAAGTACCCCCCGGCGTTCGTCTCTCCGTTGTTCCCAGCGGAGTCGGGGATCAGCTCGTCTCGCGTGTAGCAAGTGAACAGGGTCACGTTGTTCGACCCTGTGATTGGGTCCACAAGCGCCTGGATTGGCTCCATCGCTGGCAGGATGTCGTGGACGAGGTTCATCTCCCAGTCGATGACGAACGGCCTGGGTGGAACGGCGGTCAAACACTCGTGGATGTAAGACGTCGCCCTCGCAAACATCAGTGCGGGCGAGAACACGTCGCCTTCCGGAAGGTCGTCCTCCGGGTCGCTGCCAGCCGTGAAGACCTGCTGCGTCGTCTCCGTCGTGTAGGTGTACGGGAAGTTGAAGAACCCGAACTCTGGCGAGCCATCGCCAAGCCGCAGGCACTCGTGCCCCTCCTCGAAGCCCGCCTCGTCCACGATGGCTCGCGGGTTGATCCGTGCGCTAAGCACGCCCTCGCCAGGCACGGGCTCCGGCGCGTAGTTGAACAGGTGGTACTTCCCGAACATCGCAATGCCGTGATCCACACCGGATCGTCTGGCGACGCCGGGCCACGGGTTCTGAGCGGAGGTGATCCCGATGTGGAAGGGCTCGTTGGTAGACGGCGTGTTCGCGATCACGTCACCGACGCCGGTGCCGTAGGTGTGCTTGTTCGTCCGGTGCCCTTGTCGGCCAGTGAAGATCGCTGCCCTTGTCGGTGCGCAGCGAGCGTCCACACGAGCTTGTGTGTATCGGATGCCGTCCGTGTCCGCCTTGCCAGTCAGGAACGGCATCGACGGGTAGGGGTATGAAGCAGCAACGACGGGCGTCGGCCAGCGATTCAGATCGTCGTACATCGGCATCTGACTTCTGCCGGTGTCATCCATCATAAAGAGGACGAGGTTGTACGCCGGGGGCCCCGCTTCAGGGTTGAAGGTCCGCGTCTCGAACAGCTCCTCGACAACGGCAGTGACCTCCCCAGCCCCCGTGCCGCCAGCCGTGTGGATGTGCTTGTACGGGAGCGAGGCGCGCAGGAACCGAACGGCGACGGTCTCGCCGGTGTCCTGCCTGGTCCAATCGAACGGGATGCTTCCCGCGTAGTTCGAGTGGTACAGATCGTGGAAGGCGTCCGTCTGCTCGTAGGTCCCTCCGCTGAGCTTGATCTGCCACCGACGCCTGCGCGTCGATAGCTGCGGACCGGAGTTCATAAAGCCCGTCTGCGTGCGCATCCTGCGGTCCACATCGCAGTGCTCCTCCGTGATCGACCAGGACAGGTCGGTCGTCAGGCTTCCGGACTTGCCGACCACCTCGGAGTCCACGGGGATCGTCAGTTGGTCCTCTTCCGGGGGGTCGCTCGGAACGCTGGCCTCCTCGGTGTCGAAGCTATTCCATCGGACGGCATCAACGACCCAAGACGCACCAGCGTGCTCGTACTTCACGCCTACGCCGATGCCGTCGAGGACGGCAAGGCTACTGATGTCAGTCAGGTATCCGCCGTCGAACTCGATGCCGATCCCGGCGTCCCCGGAGGAGGGAACGAACGTCTGCTCGACGGAGTCCAGCATGACCCTCATGGATGGGAAGCTGCCTTGACCGAGGTCGAGGTTCTGGCACTCGAAGTCGATCTCGAACGGGACCCCGCTGGTCGGGGCCGTGATCGCCTCCGTCCTCGCGATGACGTCAGCGTCGACGTTGAAGTCTGGGCTGGACTGGTTGAACCGCTGGATCACAACCCTGGTGTCAACCCCGTCCTTCACCACAGAGGCGACGTATGCGTTGTGCATACCGTCGGCGATGGACCCATCCGGGTCGCCAGAGATCAGGTCCTGCAACCGGGACCGCATAATGGTCAGGCCGCCGTACTGCCCCGACTGCGGGAAATACTGCGGCGTGTACCGAAGTGCTACGCCGATCTCGTACTGAGTCGCCGCGTCGATGGTGAACGTGGCCCTTGCTCGCTGCTGCGAGTCCGAGACCATGTCCTGCCGGATGTACCATCCGTAGTTCTGACCCTCGTCCACAGCGTA